TGTTACCAGATCCATCAATCCGGCCACTTTTGTGGCCGCGCCCGGTATCTGGGCACAAGTTCAGTCCGACGGGTCTCTGATTAATGTATTGGCAGGTGTCAATGCAAAAATCAATAAGCTCGTTATTAGTAGTGCGTCAAGCAACATTTATGAATCGCATGATGTTGAGGTCGGACGCGTTACCAGCATGGATTCTCATGGAATCCGTGTAAAAGTAGATACCGCGGGATTTACCGGTACGCCGGCCCAAGGTGATTTGCTTGTCGTGTGCAGTGAAGCGCTGAAACTTGGAAAACTCATTTCTACGGCCGGTGCGGTCAACGGAACATATGAAATCGTTGCGCGAGCTGAAGAAGTTTATTTGTCAAGCGGTATTATAATCTATCGCACGATTTCACCCACGATGATAACTATTAGTCGATAACAATTAAATTAGGAGAAATAGATATGTTTGAAATTCTTACACCCATGGAAAAAGTAGAACGTGTTTCACGCGCTATCAACCCGACAACATTCGTGGCCACCCCGGGTATCTGGGCCCTCCTGTATACGGATGGATCACTCAGGAATGTGGCTGCAACTGTCAACAACCTGATCAATAAACTCGTTATCGGCAGCGCTTCTTCCAACGTTTACGAATCGCATGATGTAGAGGTTGGGCGCATTGCCACGATGGAAAGTTTTGGCATTCGGTGCCAGACTGATTCTCAAGGTTTTACCACCGCTCATGGAGTTCCGGTTCTCGGAGATCAATTGGTCGTGAGTACCAATGCGGCAACGCTTGGAAAGCTTATTCCTCTTCGTCTTTCGACTCCTGGAACATATGAAGTTGTCGCAAGAGTTGAGGGGTGGACGCTTGCAACCAGCGTCGTCGTATACAAAACATTGTCGCCCGTGATGGTAACGAATGCAAGCAGCGCTTCTTCGTCAGCGTCGCCGTCAACAAGCCCGTCGGGTTCAACGAGTCCGTCAGCGTCAGCGTCAGCCTAACAATGATTAGTCGTTGGTGATCGAAAGGTCACCAACGATTATTGAAAGGGATAATATGCTTGAAATATTAACTCCTATGTCAAAGATCGATCGCGTATCACGCAAGATTAACGCGGATACGTTTTCGTCTGAGCCTGGCATATGGGGATATGTCGCTGCTGACGAATCGCTCGTGAACATTATTACCGGAACTAATAAGCCTGTTAATAAGCTTGTTATGACCAGAGCATCTTCTAACACGTATGAGTCTAATGAATTAGCTGTTGGAAGAATTACGACCATGGAAAGTGTTGGTATTCGGTGCAAGATCACTTCTGAACTTTATACCGGAACACCTATTCAAGGTGATTTCATGGTTATAAGCAGTGCGCTCGGAACCGAAGGGCGCCTGATTCCAATACGTGCTTCTGCGATCGGTACTTATGAGGTTGTGGCCAGAGCTGAAGAGATTCATAATTCTGATGGGTACATTGTTATTCGTACACTTTCTCCGTATTCTGATTCTAATGATGTAAGCGCATCAGCTTCTATCAGCCCGTCTGGTTCACTAAGCCCGTCCTCGAGCATGTCGAGATCGATAAGCCCGTCTTCGAGCGCGTCGGCTTCGATAAGCCCGTCCTCGAGCATGTCGAGATCGATAAGCCCGTCTTCGAGCGCGTCGGGATCAACGAGCCCGTCTTCGAGTGAGTCGGCATCTACGAGTCCGTCTGGTTCTACAAGCCCATCCTCGAGTGAATCGGCGTCAGTGAGCCCGTCTTCGAGCGCATCGGCGTCTGAAAGCCCGTCGGCTTCAGAGAGCCCGTCTTCGAGTGTGTCAGCGTCAGTAAGTCCGTCAGCGTCAACCAGCGTGTAGCGGATGTGTGAGGGGTCGGGGGTCGATCGTTTGGTTGGCCCCCACTTAAATGAAAGATAAAAAGTTCTTCTAAACCAAATTACAAGGAGTGTGGGTTATGATGAGAGACCTGTCCGCGATCCAGTTCAATGAAGCCTTCCTGGACAAAGTTGCGACAATTGAAGGCCAAGCTCAGCTTACGGAAGCCGGGCGTCAGTATGTGAAGACCGAGCTGCAAGAAGCCGCGTTCTCGCGGGCGATCGTCCCGCAGGAGCCGATCACGACTTCTGACTGCCAGCGCAACATCAACGACAACTCGCTGTATGTCATCCGTGACATTGAACCGGATGCGGCTGCGGTTGGTGTTGATAACCTCGGCGAGCCGAACGGAAAGTACGTCAAGGGTGAACGGTATATCATACCGGTCATCAATTTCTCGACCAGCCGTTTCCAGATCACGGTGGAAGACCTTCGGGCCTACCAGTACAAGATCACGAAACGTATCGAGGACAAATCCGTTCCCGTTCTGGAGAAGCTCGAAGATAAGTTCTTCCTTCGCCTGATCGGCGCCGCTGTTGCTGTTGCGACCGCGACAACCTGCAAAGCCGTCAAGTATACCGGTACACCCACCGTCGACCTTGAAATCTCTACCCGCGATATCGTCAAGATCAAAAATACTCTTGCTTCCGGTATCAATGGCAGCGATGCAAAACGCAAGGAAGTCGGCTGCATCCTGATGTGTCAGGAAGTGTTCGAGACCGCGGTTATCCTGCCGAGCGCCGGCGATGACTTCGGTAAAGACCGCGTTCTGAATGGGATCTCGTCTGATACCCTGTTCGGAACCAAAGTCGTTCGGACGATCAAGAGCGACATTCTTCCGCAGGGACACATGTGGGCATTCACGACACCCGATTTTCTCGGCCACAACTTCTCGCTGGGCGATCCGAACTTCGAGATCAAGTCGAATTTCGGTCTCATCGAGTGGCAGACCAAGGAATCGATTGCAATGGGTATCGGAAACGCTCTGTCCTGTGCGCTGTTGACCCTTAAGGGGTCGGTGGCTCCCGGAACAGCAACAGGCCTGGAAGTCACGACTTCCGGTACGGTTGATGCGGCGATTTCGACCTATTACGCCGGTCTGACGGTATAAGAAAGTCCTTTGGAGAATGGTGATAAATAAAGGCCTGGCCCCAACTGGGTCGGGCCTTTTTAACTTAAAGTGAGGGCTCTATGGCATTAGACATCGCGACATACACGGCAGCCCTGAGGGACTTTATTAAAGATCATGAAGCTTTTAATAGGCTTTTGAAGTTTGAAAAAGAGAATGAAGATAGTTATCTTCGACTTTATCTTAATATGGCATTGGGATTTCTTGATGCAATTCCTCCATACATCGGCCCATTCGGTTGGGACACTTTTCCAATTCCAAATTTGATAATTCATCAGGCGACAATTGAGTGTCTGATTTCAAATAGTATTGTACAGGCCAGAAACGAATTGGCTTATAATAATGGCGGCATAACTGTAAAGATTTCTGATGGAAACAGGTATCTGAATATTTTACAGATACTTTACAGAGCGACAGATATGGAGATCAAAACTTTGACGCAGATTAAGATAGCAATTAACATACAGAATGGTTATGGAGGGTGTAGTTCGCCCTATAGCTACCTTCATGGGAGATCGGCTGTACTTAACCCTAACTCTATATTAGCAGGATAGTTACAATGTTTGCTTAAAGTAATACTTTAAGTATATTATAAAAAATAAAAAAGGTAGTAGCGCAATATATACAAAAAGGAGTTCAACAATGAAACAATTTACGAAGCAAGCTGCTTGCGCTTCCGGAAAGTCAGCCGCTCGGACCGCGATGAAGCAGTCCAAATACATGAAGAAGACGGCTGAGGATAGCGCCACATTCAACGAGACTGTTCCCCAGATTACCCCCAATCAACCCCAGAATGATTATTACGGTAATCAGGGAAATCTGCAACCGTATAAGAATACATCTGTTGGGCAAGCTGGTCAGCAGGATCAGTATGCGGCTGTTCCCGCAGGCTATGATGAACAACAGCAAATGGCTCCTGAGATGCCCGGAGCGCCTCCTGAAATGATCGGGGCTGCACAATCATTCCTTGGTCCCGAGGTCATGCAGGCAGCTTCACAAGGCGATCCTTCGGCTATGGATCTTGTGGCAAGAACCGCTGCTCATGTCGGTATGAATTTCACAAATATGATGTCTAACCAAGCCATGGCAGGACAGGAAGGTGCAGACGCAGGACAGATTGAAGGAGCCGCCGCTCCCGAGATGGCTCCGCAGGGAATCTCAACACCTGAGGAGGATATAGTTAATGAACTCGTTCCAGATATTCAGGCTCAGCCGCAAATGGGACAGCAACCCCCATCCGGGCAACCAGCGCAAGGCCAGGAAGTTGCGGGTCAAGGTGAAGAAACGGCTCAAAAGGAACAGGGTGGAGAAGCGGATGACATGCCAAACCATATCGATCTTAAAACTGTTGCAAAACTGATCAACCTGGCAAAAGCCGGCAAAATCTAATCTTGCAAAAAAATAGTATTAACTGTAATATTAAAGGCAGCTGCTTGCTGCCTTTTTCGTTTAGAAGTATATTTAGTGAGGAGGTACTAAATGCAGATGGCCTCGTTAAGCTTTGCCTATGCAGAGCTTCGACCCTCTGGGGCGTACCAAGATTGGATGCCGGAGAACGACTATCAAAAGTTTCTGGTTGATAATCTTGCTAAGAATCTCCAGGTAGTAAGATCGGCAATGCCAGCAGGATGCTCTATGCGCGTCTCTTCTGGTGTCAGGACAGCCGATGATTTCAACAGACTTCAATTACAAGGCTACCACCCCTCAGAAACGTCAGATCACTATTGCGGCAACGTGGTAAAAATAGACAAATCATCCAACAATTATAAAAAATTTGGCCCATTATATTTCTTCTCTTCAGGCGCTGCCGATATAGTTCCAGCCGGTGTCGATACTGAATATCTTTTTAAATTAGGCGTTAATTTGACAAAGAAGAATCTTTGTAAATTTGGTCAAATCATATTGGAAGAGGATACATCAAAGGCGACAAAGTGGGTACATTTCTCAAATGATTATAGTTTAATTTTCTCTCCCGATATTGTAAAATTTATTAATAGATCACAATTCTTAACCACAATCGATGGTGGAAAAACGTACACCGTATATAATCTGTAGGTATAATTATGTATTTCACGATGATAGAAGTGGTTAAGACGTCTTCCAACTTTTTTTATGTGGAATGGGATCTGGCACCTAATCCGTCAGCATCTTCATCTACCTCTCCGTCAAGCTCAGAATCTTTATCAGCATCCGTTTCTCAATCGCCATCATTGTCGCCGTCATCATCTGCTTCAGAATCGGCGTCTGCATCACCATCATTTGCACCAGGCGATACGATTGACGATCTTAAATTTCAAATCCACTGGTCAAGGGATCCAATATCTGGATTCCTTCCAGTTCTTGATGCCGATGGTAATCCTGTAGAGATAGATGGTGCTGTAGGCCCCTTATCCTACACTCACCAGGTCAGACAATATGATTTCAACCAGGACTCTTATTATAAAGTCCTTGCAATAGAAAAAGCCGACGAAACCAATCAATTTTTTTCCTCAACCGTTTTCGTTGGTATGTATAGCGACGGCGTACACGAGACAATGCGCTATGCTGAAGATATCCTGTATTCGTTTTATCACGGCGAGCCGTGCCTCATAATTAAAAAGAAATCGTTTGGTGCCAGATGCCCAACTTGCTGGTCGGCAGAACGTCAGCAACGTGTCAGAACTCATTGTGATACTTGTAAGGGATCTGGATATGTCGCAGGTTATTATCAGGCTATACGCGAACAGGTGGCGTTTGATTCTGATCCTAAAAAGTCTGATTCACAAAAAGAATTTGAAAATGTATTTGATACAATACGTGCCCGTTTGTCAAATTATCCTTTAGTTCGTACGAAAGATTTAATTGTCAATCTTGACAATAATAAAAGATTCGTTATTAGTCATGTTGAGACCACGAAGCTTCCAAAGTTAAGTGTTCTTGATGGTTCAACAAAAGTATTATCAAAACAGAATTACATCCTAAGTCAGCTCCTCACGCTTGAGGAGCTTAACCCCGATGATAATGAATACTTTTTGACAGCGGATAATATACCCGCAATTCCAATTACTGATGAAGGTAATACTGGAAGTACCCTTCCATTTTTTAATGATCACCTGCCGGTAACAGTTGATCTGCCGCTACGTATTGATGATGGTCATCAGCATATAATATTCCAATATTCATCTGATGACTTTGAATTAGTCTCCGGTTATTTCACACTGAAAAATACCGTAGGCATGATTGGCTCCGCGCCTTTTGTCGCAGGAGAAGTTCTAACACCGGCATTAAAAGCCGTTTTTGTAGATGATGATGGTACGATCCTTCATGCGGATTGTACGGATGTAACGCAGGTCGACCGGGTGGTCGGTATAGCTTTAGGCGAAGCTGCAGAGGGTGGCAACGTCATAGTACAAAAGATGGGTAGACTTACAAATTTAGACTGGAACTGGATTGTTGGTAAAGGGATTTTCTTCGATGAAAATGGAGAATTAACCCAAACACCGCCAACGTCCGGTTACTGGATGAATATTGCGAAAGTCATTACCCCTACAACCATAGATCTTCTTTTGCGATTACCAGTCATTTTAGTATAGGAGCACAAAATGCCAAAGGTCAGTGTTATTCTCCCCTCGAGGAATGAAATATTTCTCGAGAAGACGATCGATGATTTGTTTAAAAAATGTCGTGGGGATTTTGAGATTTTAGCTGTTCTTGATGGATATGAACCCACCCCTCCCATTCCTGAAAGAGAAAATCTTGTCTTTATCAGGAAACCGATTGCTCAAGGTATGCGGCCGGCAATCAACGATGCTGCCAAAATAGCCAAGGGTGAATATCTTCTTAAACTCGACGCCCATTGCATGGTGGAAGAGGGGTTTGATCTTACCCTTGCGGCGGATTGCGACAAGGATTGGATCGTTATCCCGAGGCGCAAAAGTCTTGATGCGGAGAACTGGGCAATCGCTGAAAACGGTAAATCACCGGTCGATTATCATTACCTGACCTATCCATATCTGAAACCGGATGAGATCGGTATGCATGGTCAGGTATGGAATGATCGTGCCCGATCCAGATTGGATATCCCGATTGACGATGAGATGTCATCACAGGGTTCGTGCTGGTTCATGCATAAAGAATATTTTTGGAAATTCGGCGGAATGGATTGTGTCGGGTACGGTGATTTCGTTCAGGAAGCCCAACAGATAATGAATCGGTGTTGGCTATCAGGAGGGCGCTGCGTGATCAATAAGAAAACGTGGTATGCCCATCTTCATAAAGGCAAAAAATACGGTCGTGGATATTATATTTCCAAACAGAAAATGATTAACGGGGCCGTGTATTCCGCCGATTATTGGATGAATAACAGGTGGCCTGATCGAATCCATGACCTCGAATGGCTGATAGATAAATTTTGGCCGGTCCCTACGTGGCCCGAGAATTGGAAAGAGATACAGAATAGAAAATGATCCACGGTAACTCGATCGGGATAGTAACCCGCTTCATGAACCGTCTGGATTATTTATCTCAATCTCTTCCAACTTGGATCAAACTGCCCGAGATTGATCAGATTATAATCGTTGACTGGAGCTCTGAAGAGTCGGCTATCCCGTTAATAGATAGCATCAATGATGATAGAATAAGCATTGTGCGCGTGCCCGGGCAATCCTATTGGGACCCTGGCCGCGCTCACAATGTCGGCATTAAACACACCAAAACCGAATTAATATTTATAGTTGATTGTGATGTAAAAATTAATTTTCCGTGCTTCAAACATATTAAACCACTTCCAAATCGTGAATTTTATATACGAACTGATAAATGGAGAGGTGAACCTTATAAGCTAAGAGGGTTGTCGGGAACCTGTATCTTTCAGAAATCAATGTGGGCTGAAATTAATGGATACGCTGAAGAAAAATCATCGTATGGTCTTGAGGATCTTGATTTTTATAATCAAGCCCGTAATGCTGATTATAAGTGTATTAAATGTTTAACGGCTCATGAATTAACACACATATCTCATGGATATGATATCAGACAAAAACATTATAAACATCAATATAGTGAATTTAATGAGGCTATTAAAGAATCGGAAAAAGAATTATTATTAATTAATAGGCGTATGCAAAACGTTGAAACATTAATTTATAATAAAGGATGGTCTCTTGCAACTTGATACGACAATTATATACTATACCGCAAATACTGAAGATCCTGTTTTAGAATCCAAAGTAAGATCAATTATATTGAAAAATAAAGGCGATCTTCCCATTATATCGGTATCAAGAAAACCGATTGATTTTGGTGAAAATATATGCGTTGGTGAAACCGAAGTTTGTGATATTTCGGCTTTTAAACAATTATTAATAGGATTAAAATCAGCAACGACAAAATTTTGCATTGCCGCTGAAGCTGATGTTTTATATCCGCCTGAGTATTTTAATTTTACCCCGCCAACCGATCAAGACGCTTATAGATATAATAACGTTTGGCTATTTTCATCATGGGTCAGTAGGGGTAATCAGAATAAATTCTGGAAGAAGGATTTTAGTGAAGGTGCTCAGACAGCCGGGCGCGAATATTGGATAGAACGATTACAAATAGGTATTAAAATGAATCATGGAAAATTTACTTTTCCTACCAAGGATCATTTTTTTTGGAACTCGGATAACCCAGTTGTTACAATAAAAACTGGCATGGGATTAAGATCTTTAACAGGTCATCTCAAAATATCAATGGACAAACTTCCAATGTGGGGATCAACCAATGAGCTTAGATCAGAAATTTGGGGAACAAAATGAAAATTCGTAAAGGATGGAGTTCTCATTTTCCTGTCTTAATTAAAACTATACGGATAACGTATGGGCCAATACTTGAAATTGGAACCGGATTATATAGTACACCATTAATACATTGGATGTGTTTTGATAAAAAAAGACCAATAGTTTCTTGTGAACATGATCCAAAATATTATAAATATAGTAAACAATTTTCTGATACTTTTCATGAAATTTGTTTTATTGATGATTGGTCTAAATTTGATATTAGAGCATATTGGGACATCGTATTTATAGATTGTGACTCAGGTGCGAGATGGGGCCTTGCAGAAAAACTTTGCAATAATTCTCAATATATTATTTTGCACGACACCGACCCAAAATTAAATAATGAATATCATTATGATAAAATATTTCCATTATTTAAATATAGATATGATTATATCAAAGCAAGCCCAAACACTTCAATTGTCAGCAATTTCAATAATGTTTCAAATTTCATGGATTAAGAGGGAGTGGATAAAATGGACGTAAATGAATATATACTTACCAAATATAATTTGAACGATTATAAGGGTAAAATGCCAATCGAACTCCCGATAGTTCGTGAGGATTTTTCCGTATTATTTAACGAGCTTGATTATAAAATCGGAGCAGAGATTGGTGTTGAAAGAGCATTGTTCTCGGAAGCTCTTTGTAAAAATAATCCTGGAGTAAAACATTTTTGTATTGATATGTGGCAAACATATCGAGGGTATCGTGATCATGTTAATCAGGAAAAACTTGATGGATTCATGGCGGAATCCATCGAAAGAATGAAACCATATAATGCTGAGATGATAAAATCATTCAGCCTTGATGCGGTCAAACAATTCAAAGATAATTCTCTTGATTATGTGTATATTGACGGCAATCATGACTTTCAGAATTGTTGTAACGATATTGTCGAGTGGGGTAAAAAAGTTAGATCTGGAGGAATTATATCAGGCCATGATTTTGAAAAACATCGAATAGGTGGAAGTTATATCCATGTGCATGAATGCGTGTATGGGTATACCGAAGCTTATAAAATAAGACCTTGGTTTAAAACCAAGAATCAATCACATAACGCAGCCTCTTTCCTGTGGGTGAAAAAATGACAACAACAGAATTTATTTTGAAGAAATTTGGAAAAGAAAATTATGTTGGTAAGATGCCGATACACCTCGATTGTCTTAGAGATGATCTGGCTGGTATATTCTGTGAACTCGGATTAAATGTAGGTGTTGAAATCGGGGTTGCGGCGGGAAGATTCTCTGAAATTCTTCTTGGCGGTCATCCAAATCTGAAACTGTATTGCATTGATCCATACCTATCCTATCCGGGATATTTAGATTTTCCAATACAAGAAAAATTGACGAATTTTGAAACGTGTGCCAAGGAAAAACTCGCTCATTATGGTGACAGAGTACAATTCATTAAGAAACCGAGCATGGCGGCCGTCAAGGACTTCGAAGATAATAGCCTTGACTTTGTATACATCGATGGTAATCATCTGTTTAGAGCCGTTGCGGATGACTTGGAAGAGTGGGGAAAGAAAGTCAGGCCAGGCGGTATTATAGCCGGCCACGATTTTGAAACTCACAAAAAACCGGCAATCATAAACGTCAAAGAGGTGGTTTGTGCCTGGACATATGCATTTGCTATCAGTCCATGGTTTGTGACGACCAGGATGAGGCGATATCCACAGGATGGTAATATAGCCCGATCATTCTTTTGGGAGAAGAAATGAACGATCTGACTGTTGTTTATTATACGGCAAATTTTGCCAATGATCGGTTTATCGCCGCTACTCGTGAGCGGTTATTGCAGTCGATCGGTGATATTCCGTTGATCAGTGTATCTCAAAAACCAATGAATTTTGGTGAAAACATATGTGTTGGTGATATTGGCAGATCTCAGGTTAATATTTATAAACAGGTGCGTGTCGGCATCAATGCGGCGACAACAAAGTATGTGGCTTTATGCGAAGACGATTGTTTGTATCCACCAAGCCATTTTACATGTTTCAGGCCGAATGACGATGAATTCGGGTATAATATGAATCGATGGGGGATCTATACCTGGACTAAACCGCCAATCTTTTCGAATAAACATCGAATAGTTTTAAGCCAATGCATCGCAAATCGTGAATTTATGATCGAATGTATCAATGAACGATTTGCGCGATACCCTGACGAATCAACTATTCCATTGCACCATTTTGCCGAATTCGGAAAATACGAAAAGTGGATGTTGATTACGATTAGGAAAAGGTTTGAATTCAATTCACCCGAACCTACAATAATGTTTTCACACCCTGATGCTATTGGGTATTCTGGACTTGGAACTAAAAAAAGACATGGAGATGTTAAGGTTAAGGA